TAGAGGATTGGGCGCAACGATTACTAGAGTGTTCAAGTATACCAGGGTTCCAATGAACCCACCTACGCAGGCACGTAATCTTATATCTAATACTATATTACTTCATACTTCTGGGGTGGCTTTGCATAGGCTTCCGGGAAGAATCGTGCAGGCTATGAATGATATACTACATGATGGAAAGTATTCTCAGTTAGCTAGGAAGTATGGTATAGAATCAACTACATTTTCTAGTCAGGAAATAGGAAGGATTGATGCAGAGTTTGCAAAGATAAAAGCTTCTGAGAAATCTTGGGAAGGTATGAAGGCTAGAGGTAAAATATTTTTTGATGAATGGTTGGATGTAGGAGGCAGGGCATATCAGAAATCTGAGGTTCTATTTAAGGTAGCTAAGATGATTGATATGATGGAGAGTAAGGGGGCGACAGAGGGTGAAGCTGCCATAGCTGCTAACAAAGCTATCCTAGATTACAGCAGTGTGTCTCAGGGTTTGAGATGGTTGCGTAAGGTTCCTTTTGGTTCCCCATTTATAACCTTTAATGCTAAGGTTATGTTTCAGTTAGCCAGAAACCTACAGGATAATCCAGTATCTTTCCTTCCTTATGTAGCATTACCATTCCTTCTAGCTGAAGCATTGCTAGCTGAGCAAGACGATCTGGATGATGATGATATTGAAAAGCTTAGGGGTATGTTGCCAGAGTGGGCAGAAGATCAAGGCGGGATGTACTTCCTTCCTTGGAAGGATGCTCATGGTAGGTGGCGTGCGCTTAATATAGGCTACATGCTTCCATGGAATTCTCATTTGGAGATAGCTAAAAATGCATGGAAGGGTGAGTTCAAGAAGTCTTGGGGCGCTAGTGGAATGATGACAGGACCTTATAATGCATTCCAAGGGTTGGTAAACAATAAAGACTTCTTCACAGGTAATGAGATATACAATGAAGCTGATGCTCCCATGCAACAGTATCAGGATATACTTATGTTTATATCGAGCAACATGATACCGCCTTTCTTAACACCAAGGAATAGGTCTGGTAATATTGTTACTGGTGGTGGTCCAGTTATTAAATTGCTACAAGCATATGGAGTGATGGATGGTAATATAGATAGGTATGGGTTGCCTAGGGTTACTGTTCCTCAAGCTTACATGTCTATGGTTGGACTTAATACATATAACTTTAATGAGTATGCTGTGCTGGAAAAACAGAGAAAGAAGATGTATGAGGTGAAAGAGATACTTGATAGGATGAGATCATTGATGATGCAAACTCGTAGTGTAAGTAAGAGGGAAGAGATCCGAGCAGAGTATTTAAAATTAGCTGGCAAAAAAATGATCGAAGTTAGAGAGTGGGTAGCTATGATGCAGGGGTATGAGAAGTTATTTGGTGATACTAAACCGATGGGGTTGGAAAGGAAGCGTGGTGGATATCAATTTAAGGCTAGCCAATGAGGCCTAAGTTTGTTGAGATAGAGTGGGTAGATATACTAGCTACGTCAGGGTGGGAAAAGCCAGAGGAGGTTGATCCTACTAGGTGCTGGTCAGTTGGTTATCTTATTTTTAAAGATGACAAGACTATAAAGATAGCTAACACTCTAGGAGATATGGATGGTAAGAAGGAGTGGGCCGGTATACATGCATTTCCTATTGGATGTGTAAAAAAAATACGCCCCATTTCTGGGGCGCACGGAGTGATTGATAAATTTTTTCCTATCCAAAAACGGCGTAAACGAATAAGCAAGAAGCTGTTACATATAGTGAGTACCAAAGAGCCAGACCAAACAGATGCTTAAGGAACAGCATCTATTCTACGGTTCCAGTTAGTTAAAGCCTCTGTTCTTAGCGGTGGTACTCTAGGATCAAATACAAATCCTAGTTTACATTTACCACATCCTACCATAAAATCCCCAACAATTCCTGGTGATCCACAGAATGGACAATCCTTTGGGTGTTCATCCATTAGATATATTCTCCCATTAATTTGCGTTGTGTTATAGAATGTATGTCATCGTAGTATCCATCACCATCTAGTCCATTCAACATTACCACCCCTCTCCACCATGTGTACTCGGTGTCCTTGCACCAACTCTCAGAGTACTTGGGGTGTGAGTAGCAACCCGCAGACAATCCGAATATCTTTTGTCCGTCAGGTCTTGTTTGTTCTGCGTGGTTGTATAGGTGCGAGTGTCCTTGGACTGCTGAGCAATGTAGCTTAGTTATCAGGTGGTAGCCTGTGTGCGCTGAACTGATAGGTCTCCCTGCCACGCCAGATGTAAAGTAATGTGAGAAGACTATACCACCTAATGTTATACAGCTTTTGAATGGTGTAATCTTCCATCCAAATTTTTCATACTGTAAGTCATTAATGCTTATGGTTCCCTCTAGTTCTGGAGAGAAGTTAGTTGCCCTAGTTATTCTGTCTTCATGATTACCAAGGCACATGTGTAATTTAGGTTTATATTGTTTCTCCTTTCTCTTTCTCTTGTTTGCATTTAGTTTCTTTATAGGTTCAAAGAGTTTAACTTGAGCATCTATAGTAGAGGCTACATCCTTTTTGTATCTCCTGCCTTCAAATCCTTTAGTACCTTTATCATAAGAAGATAGGCTTGGCATGTCTGCCATGTCTCCTAGACATAAGACTATATGTGGTTGCTTGTCCACTATCAAGTTTCCTAGAGCTGTGAACCTTTTGTTGTCATAGTCTGGAGATGCGTGAGGGTCTGGTATGATTAGTATGTTTCCTTTTTGTTTCATATCTCCCCTTGTTCTGGCTTATACCAGATAATATAGTCTGTTCCTGATATATATTTTCTGGCTTTCTTGAGAAGTTTAAATGTTTTTATCTCTTTAAATCTTCCTCTTTTCTTTTCTACTATTGTAAACAATCCTTTCTTTGGTGAAAGATATTTTGGCTTGTGGTATTTAAGGTCTGAAGTATCTTCAGGTTCTCGCTCATGTCTGGTCGATATGTCCTCTAACTGATCACTCGTAATGGGTTTGAAAGGTCCGTTCCAATGCTGAAAGATTTCTTGTTCTTCCATTTTTATTCTCCTATATTCCACATACTCCAGTTAAACATTGTTCTTCGCTATTGTCCTCAAAGATAACGCCACGTTTTGATTTAGCTTCTTCATAGTCACACGGTGTGATGGGTTGTCCTCCTCTGCTACCATCTGGATACAGGGTAAGGCCTCTTAATCCATGCGCGTACTTAGATACTATCTTAGCAAAGTCTTTTACCTTATCTTCATTGTTTAGTTCTGATCCCCATGTAGGCAGGTTAAGTGTGCTGCTTATAGCATGGTCTACATATTTCTGGAGATCGTATTGAAATTTTATTCTTCGCTCTGGGTCTCCGGCGAGGTCGATTGCCGATTCGATTTTCTCAGGGCTGACACCTGTTTCCTTAATAATGGATTCTGCTGTGCCGTCAATAACAAACTGATACTTCCATTTGGTTCCATCTGAAAGGTAGCGCCTCCTGTAAGAAGTGGCGTATACAGGTTCAACTCCAGAGGTAGTTCCAGCGATGATCGCAATTGTACCTGTAGGAGCAATTGCTCTATACCCTTTAGGGCGAGACAGGTAAAATCTATCACAGTGTTTGTTTGCACTTCTTTCAGATTCATCTCTATATACCTTCAACCATTTCTTTAACTCCTCGTTAACTTCGTAAGTGTAACCACGTTTAAGTAACCATTCATGCATCCCCATTAGACCTAAGCCAAGCCTTCGGTTCTTCTGTCTTACCTCGTATACTTTTTTGTATGGTAACTCAGCTCGTATGGTTCCGCATACTAGGAACTTGGATGCTATCCTAACTACATCTTTAAAGTCTTCTATGGTTTCTATGTTAGCCATGTTAACAGAACCTAGGTTACATACGTCGCTGTCATCTTCGCTAGTTATTTCTGTGCAGGCGTTACGTAGTGTCTCGTTTTCTTGAGCACCAAAGTTAAAGCTGAATCCAGGTTCACCTGTCATCATTGCTTGCTTGGTATTAGTAATGAATACTTCCGGTATGCTAGATTTTTCTAGCTCCTTTAGGAATGCGTCATCATAGTTCAATGATATGTTCATCATGTCTAGTGGCGCCGGGAAGTTAAAGTTAAGCTTTTTAAGATCAGACATGGTATATTCTTTTTTCCTACCTATCAATATGTCATGCCAGTTCTTTGCTTTTAATAGGTTTCCGGCATCTTCATGTTGCCAGTTAAGGCTTCCATATAAAGCGGATCGCCTTGATCCACCTTGCATTACGTTTCTTCCCACTTCGTTTATAGTATGTAGTAATGGAATCGGGCCCGACGCAACACCTCCCGTTCTTCGCAAGCGCCTTCCACTTGGACGGGCAATGCTTACATCTATTCCAATTCCACCGCCAGTCATCAAGCATGACATCGCTCTCTGTGTCAGGTTTGCCCATTCTTCTCTACTGTCCTCCTCAAGTCTAAGTAGGTAACAATTATTCCAGAAGCTAGCATCCCTACCTGTGTAGTAGATGTATCTTCCTCCCGGCATAAACTTAAAGTCACATATAGTATGTACTAAGTAATCCATGTCTGACTTGTGCATAATAGGATCTTCTCTACCGTCTCTTGATCCACACACATC